CCTGCTTTCTTAGCAACTGTGTCTGGAATAGAAATTCTCATTTTCAGATCATACTGACTCGGTGCAATTCTTCCTCGTCCATCAATATAAATCCGCTCTCTTTCCTCTTTCAGCCTCATTTTCCGAGAAAACGCCGCATATTCATTAAGCTGTCCCTGATATTTGGCTTTTTGGAGCATAACTTCCTGCCGATCAGCACCGCCATCCTGAAGCATCTGTACCTTTTCTCGCTGTGCCCGCATTGCTGTCTCCATCTGGCGCTGTCTCTGCTTTGCCTCGTACAGAGTGTACGCTTTGCCCCGGAACTCTTTTGGTTTGCTTTCCTTCCGGTTCTGTTCTTCGAGCCAGTCATCCGACCAGTTGCGTTCCGATATTCCCGGAAAGAACGGATAGTATGTGTGGTAGCAGTTAGCTCCCAGAAGTCCTGTCACTGTACCAAGTCCACAGACTGAATACAATTGTTCTTTTGTCCACACCTGACCTTGCCATACCGCATGAGTCGGACGAGCTCCGGCATGCCACTCAACCTCAAAATACTCTGTTCCGAGCTTCTTGGCATTATAGTCTGCTATTTCACCGGTAAGATTTGCCACACCAGTCATCACAGCTCTTCTAGCAGCCACTTCTACCCGGCTTGCGTATCCGGATCCGTACTCAATCTTCCGAAGTCCACTGTTTGTCAGCTGTGTGACCACTCGGCATAATACGCTACCATAGTCAAATGCTCCTGTCACAATATCAAAACAGGCATTGTCCAGATAATTGGTATAAACCTGTGACAGCGGTGTTAAAACCTTTCTGCCATTATAATCCAGGTAAAATCCAAGTGACTTCGTTACATTCTCCAGATCTTCCAGACTCTGCTGAATGATCGCATCTGTGATCTGCTGCAGTTGCTTATTCTCTTCATACGGGATAAACTCTGCATTGATCTGTTCATAAATGTCCTTGTTCCGGACGTATTCCCAGTCGATCACTTTATCATACAACTCAAACATCTCCGGATAAGACGCATCCAATGTTTTCTTGATCTCTCTTTCGATATCCTCGGAAGAATATCCCAGAATCCGTAAACGGTTAATCTGCCAGTCAGCTGTACTGGTGATCTCGCCGGTCTTTTTGATCCGCCGGGCAATGTCCTGCAGAATCCGTTCTTCCAGACCTATGTACCGCGCTGCAATCTTATCGGCAACCTGATCTTTGTATTCTTTTCGCATCCTACTCCATCACCTGATTCTGCTCTGGCAGATTCTTCTTTGCCTGTTCCACTGTTTCACCGTACCATTTTGCACGGTATTCTTCGTGCCGCATCACGCCCATGCTGACATCCTGACGGTCCTGCTGACGCTCTGCGCCCTTATCCTCAATGATAGAATCATCAAAGTCAATCACAATATCTGTGTTCTGGTCCAATGTATTTCCTGTCACAATACCGAGCCGGATAATGATTCTGACCAGCCGCTTTATGACATCTTCCAAGATTATCTCATGCTTCTTCAGCATACGGTACATATCTGAGTTCTCCGAAATGATTTCAGTTGCTGTCTTCGCTCCTGCTCCGTCAAACCGGTATCTTTCCGTACCGAATCCGCATTTCAGAGACAGATAATTCAGATCATCATTGATTGCCTTGCTGTGCTGTTCTACCCGGAGGCTCATGTCCACTTCCTTGATCAGACCGGTCTGGCTCTTATCGTAATCTTCCGGAAGCGAATAGAACACACCATCATCCGGATCAAAGGTTGGGGATCCGTCCTCATTCGTCAGCATTTCCGGAGCAACAAAGATTCTTTTTCTTCCCAGATCGAACTCATTGCAGTAGGAATCAAACTCCGTGTCCAGTTTTTTTAAGGTATCTATGGCGTTTGCAAAAATCGCAATTCCCATTGGATTACATTCGCCAACATTGTTTGTGATATTCAGCCTGTCAATAACAAACTGTGGCTCTGTGGATCCTGTCTCTGTTCTGGCTACTAGATTTGCAAATGGCTTAAGCTGTTTCCATTCCTGTTCTGTCAGCTCACGTCCTTCCGCACTGCCTTTCGTGCATTCCAGGACGCTATTTTCAATCACATACATTCCTTTTGACTCAATCCTGTGAAACTGAATCTGCACATATTTCTTCTGACGAACTGTATGCACAAACGTAAAAATGCACTCCGTAACCTTCCCGTTATTCCAACTGACCGGATAGATGTTCTTGGCATCTACATAGTTAATTCCGATCTCACCTGCAGATATCGTCCCATCCTCCTGCACAACCGCATTGTACAGATAAGGGATATATGCCACGGTCCCGGAATACGCTTTCCGTTCCTGGTAATCATTTCCCATAACCAGAAAATGATTGTTATCCAGAACCTTCCGCACAAATTCCTGTGTCGTTTCATCCTCCAGCGTGATCATAACTCTCTCATTGAGGAGCAGATCTGCAATATCCTCTGACAGTTTCTTTGCCATTCCCATGCTCTTCCTACGGCATCGTTTACTTGTACCTCGTCCGGTATTCACCTTGTAGAACGTAAACTGCCGGACATTGGAATTGTACCAGCTGATCCACTCATCGATCTTCCGGTAGAACGAAGCATCTACCGTATCGATTCCTTTTTTCCTGAAATAATTAAAGATATTCATCCTCTTCTCTCACCTCCCTGCTGCCGATATCACCTATATTCACATCATCCTCGACTATATCCAATGGCAGCCAATGTTTGATCTTGCTCCAGGCACCCATAACCACATAACGTATGGCATCCATGCAGTGATCCGCTTCCTTCACCGGCACTTCTTTTCCCTTTTCAATGGATTTCTTATCATACTCGTAGGTTCCAAACTCCTGCACCGCATATTCCTGTTTTGGAGAAATCGACATAATATCGAATACCAGCGCTTTCTGTACCCGGCTGATTCCAAGCGCCACATCATTTTCCGCATCCCGCAGAAACACCTGATAGTCCAGTCCGGTTCTGGTAGCTCTTCTAACCTCTTCTGCCAGACCTTTTGCAGACGGATCCAAAAAAATATAAAAGATCCGGTTTTCATACTGTTCATGTAACTCATCCATGAACTCAACCAGATCTCTTGCATATTCAGACGGGCTCTTCTGTCTTCCAGATTCCCGTCCACTGTGATAATACTCTCCAAGTCCCGGAAATTTCTTCCGGTAAGTATCTAAACCAAATGCTTCAAATGTTGTTGCATTCTGCTGACCATAGTCACCACCGATGTAAATCCGGTCATATCTTCTGTCCGGATCCGGCTTTTGTCTGTGCCGATCTGAAAACATATAATAGATCAGCTCATCCACGCCAATCGCTTCACCGAGCCATACCCACCGGTACATCTTCGGGTCTGCTTTCTTCATCATCTCCGCAGATGCAATCAAATCAGGTCCTAACCAGTCCACAGGTACGTCCCGGTAATCTGTGTGAATGTGAATGCAGTCCTCACGCTTCTCCATTTTCTTGCACCACAAATTGATCGGAGCATTTGGGTTCTTTGGCGGGTTGTACAGATAGATCATCTGGAATCCACCCTTATTTCCACGGACGAACGTTGCTTCAATGTTGGTCAGTTCATCTTCGCCTTCGCCATCATCAAAAAACTCTGTCAGTTCATCCAGGACAACTAGCTTGATCGGCTTATCCTCATCGATAATACCTTTCGTATCATCAATACCGTCTGATCCGGCGAAGTACATTGTTGTCCCGTATTTTTTGTAGGTAATTTCCATCGGGGATTTCGTAATCCGGAACTTGTTTTTCGGTATCTGCAACCGGCTGATTCCCCGCAGCATTTCTTTGTATACCGTCTTTCGGAGCTTGTTATGATGCTTACGCAGCACAACAACGGAACCGTTGGCATCTGATACAAGCTGGTAATCTGACCGGATGGAAGCATAACTGGACTTTGTTCCCGCTCTCCCAGAAGTCAGGATGATGTGCTTGATACTCCGGTTGTTAAATATCTGCAGATACTTCGGAATTATAATCTCCGATATCCGGACCTGTTTCTTCTGGTGCGTCATTGATAATCTCTACTCCTTCATCCTCATGTTCGCTATGACCTGAGCTTCTGCGGATTTTCTCAGTATCCGCTGCCATTCGCTCTGTTCGGCGTTTCTGCTCTGCATCGTCTGCAGCAGTCTGTGCATTCTGTCCGGCATACTGTGCCACAAAATACGCAGCCTTTGTATTTCCTGCCATTGCTTCCTTGATCTGCGCCATAAGCAAAGCCGATTCCAGAGTACACTCAACACCAAGTGACTCCAAAACCGGCTTCCATTCTTCATTATCTATTTCTGCAGTGAGCAGCAGGTTTAATGTCTTCCGGAAGTCTGCCTTCCTGCGTCTTGCCTTGCCACTTGCCTGACCTGCTATTTTTGCTAACTCCCGGCGTTCCTCCGG